TCACTTAATTCAGACTGCAAGGCAGGATACAAATCTTTTTCTGTTGCCTTATCATTCATAATTGCTTCTAATGTATCGTGCATTTTTGTTCCCATAATGCTATAACAATTTTGACTGCCTTTTTGATGTTCTATGTATGTAAGAAATGCTTGATATTCACATTGATCAATAGTGCCTAACTTAGAAAATGAATATACTTTTTTCTTTTCATCAAATAGTTTTTGCAATCTAGGATCAACTTCACGCTTTCCTATATTACTCAGTCCTTTCTAATATTTAAACTAACCATTTTGTATGTTTTTTTATTAATTCTTGGAATGCTGTTCGACCTAAATCTGTTGGAGACTGTTTTTCTCCTTTTTTTAATATTTCATTATTTTCATCCCACACATAACCTACATGATTTTGAAATATAGGATTATCAACTACTAATTTTTGTGCTTGCTCTCTAATGAACTCTTCTTCCAACCCTTCATCATAAGCAATAATTGTTTTTGGTATTAATAAGCTACGAATATATTTAGCTTGGGTATCAGATATATGACAGCCTGAAGTTCCTAATCCAATATGACTCCCCATGCTATTCATTTGCATAGGCAACTTATCGCTCTCCCCAAGGACACATAAGCCCTTTTGCTGAATCGTTTGATAATTCTTATGGTAAGAAGATAATGTCAAACTACGGCTGCAAGGAATTATAGGAAGCCAACGTTCTTCTTTTTCACATTTTTTATCATTAAGTCTACCCATAATTCCACATAGTTTACCATCAATTGTCCAAATTGGAACTGTAATTCTTAGTGTTTCAATATCAAAACCTATTTGATATTCTTGTTGTGTTTGAAAGTCAATTCCATCATTAAAAAACATTGTATTAAGCTTATTTTGATAAGAAATTAACATCTTTTCGTCATATGTTTTCATTGAATATTCTGGTTCTTGTATTTCTCTTATTAAATTCTTATAAAATGCATGAAAAGGTAACTTGACTTTTTTATTGAATTTGTTCTTTTCTAATCCTAATTTATCTGCAACATAATCAAGAGATTTAGGAAAGTTTATATTTTCTCTCTCCATCACAAGTGTATATAAATTACCTTTGCTGTTTGTGGAGAAGCAGTAGAATTTTAACGTTTGCAAACTTAGAACAACTGAAGATGGGTTTCTACCCTCTTCTCTACTGAATCTAACTTCTTGTTTTTGACTATTATGTACTATATTATTAAAACCTAAGTCATTTAGAATATCCAATACTGCATCTGTATTAGTAATTAAATATTCCGTTAATTGAATGACATTGATGCAGTACCATCTCCTTTATCTATGATCGTTAATTACTGTACAGTATCCAATCTCTACCCATTTATTAAAGCGTCCATTAAACTCATATAAGATAGTTTGTTTATCATCATCATTTCTTGTCTTATCCAAAAACGCAATCAGATACTTCTTTTCTTTATCCAATGTTAACATTTTTCTAATTTTAGTATATTTTCCTTCTTCATTTTTTGTTAATTGGTAAGGCTTAATATCATACTTTTCTCCATTGAATTCATCATCCCAAATCGCACGGAAATATACCATTTCACTAAAGACTTCCTTGATTTGTTTTGCATTACTTAAACATCCTGCGTTCAAATATCTAATATTTAATGTGCTTAACGCCAGTTGATAGGTTGTAATAAGTGAAATATTTTCCTTACTTGCTAATTGAAATAACTTTCTTGAATAAATTAATAGTTGTTGCCACATTGCTTCGTCAATTTCATCTTCACTTTTCATGGTATCAAATAATACTACTTGATATCCTAATTTTGACAATTTACGAATTATCTTCATAACCTTAGCCATATCATTATCGAATAATTTGACAAAACGAATAGCAGTATATTTTTCTTGATAAATTTTCTTAGCTTTATTTAGCATTTCTTTTTGTTCTTCGTTAAAATTACCCATCTTCATTTGCTTGCGAGTGATTTTCCAGTAGTTTAATTCATGATACAAAATATGTACGGTTAGCATCATTTTAAAATCTTTTGATCTTTGTTCATTTGAAATAATGGCACATTTTAAATTGTTTTCTGTAATAGGTAGTATCATATTTTCAAATGCAAATGATGTTTTACCTACACCAGAATGTCCTGCGACCATAAACATTTCACCTAAAGGTAAACCTAATGTCAGATAATTAAGAATAGGACAGTTCTTACCATATCCGATTCCCATTGCTGTTCCTGCATCACATTCATCAATAAAATCATCATCGATTTCAAGAGTTTCAATTTTAATATCTTGTCCTGTATTGATACTTACACTATTAAGTTGGTAGTCGAAAAAATCATACACATCTTGATTTGACATCTTGTTGAATTTATCAATGTTTTGCAATACATTAAATCCCTTTTGATTAAGTGACATTAATGTATTTGCTTTTGCAATTTTATCAAAGTATGCTACTACATTATCTGGATTAACAAGACTTCTTATATCTTCTACTGCTTTGTATCCACCATAATTTTCAAAATCATCTTTCACAGTAGGTTTATCTTCTAAAAATGTATAGATAGAAATATTATCAAATGATTTGAATCCTTGTTTATACATTTCTTTACCTAATGAAAAATAGAATATTCCGTCTTCAGTTTTTAGTGATTCATCATTATTTTCATTTAATTTTGAGTAGTCATCATATAAATCAGGCTCTTTCCAAAGACAAAATACAAATGATGCTTCTGCACTTTCTCTTCCTTCTGTTAACTCTTTTGGATATTCATTTAGTTCAATAATTAATCATCCTCCAACCATTCACTAATATCTTTACCTTTTTTGTTAGTTCCTAGATTTTCAATAATAACATCTGCACTAACATTTATCTCTGATTTTTCTTCTTTTACTACTTGTTTTTTATCATGTTTCCATTGATTATAAACAGCATTAATATGATCATTGATAATTGCGAATATGTAATATATTTTTCCCGTATCAGTATCAATTGCTTTACGGTTCATCCAGTATACAATATCATTCTTATAATCTTGAACTGTCTTCAATATGACTTCATTATCGTAAAAATCTAACTCTTTTAGTTTTCGAGTAAGTAACGTCGGAAATTTCTGCCCTTTCTGATAATCTAGTAGTTCATAACAAATCAAGTCAACAATTTGCTTATGTAAATCTTTCTGCTTTTGTGTTATATCATAAATCTCTTGTGATTTATAATATTTAGAACCTATCTTAATAAACGTGTCAGAAGTTCCTTGCTCTCCAATAATGGCACATTTTACTGATCTACTTATTTTAATACACCTTCTTATTATGGATATAAGGGGGATTTCTCCCCCTATCCAATACTTCATTAACCAATAACTTTTACAATTTCCTCAAGTGCCTGTGTAGGAATGTTTGTTTCTTTAAAAGATGTGAAGTTATTTTCTGCCATAATCTTTTTAATATCAGCCTTTACGTCTTCTGAACAACTAGTAAATTTAGTTTGAATAATACCAATTAGTTCAACATTTTTATCTTCGTCAACTTTAGATTTTTCTTTTTCCTTTTTCAGTGCAATGGCTGCATTCTCAACACGCTTTTTATCTTCTGCTTTCTTCATCTTCTCAATATCTTTATCTGTTACATCTTTTTTCATAGATGCTTTAACCGCAGCTTCAAATGCGTTCATAAATGCTTCTGGTGATAATTCAATCTTTTCTGCAATCTCCGTAAATCTGCCACCTGCATCAATGGTTGAATTTCCTCTTAAATAAACAACCCTATTCTCATTAAGTATTTTACCATTGTTAATCTCTCTATCCAAAGCACCTACCATGACAATCTGTGCGGCATCTGCAATATGACTATAAATATCATCAGACAGATTATTCGTAATCATCTCATACTTTTCTCCAGACATAAGATCTGTTTTCTCTTTGTTTTTAATATGACACAAATAGAATACAGCAATACCTGCATCTCTAAGACGTTCAACCTGTGTATCAATTAACTCAAGCAAACGTGCTTTACCTCTACCATAGCCAGAAAAAGCATCATTCAAAGATTTACATTCTGTTTTCTTTTCTTTTTTATGTTGTCTGAACACTTCCTTTGTGCCTACTTCTACCATTGTATCCATAGTATCAAAACAGACCGCCTTAATACCATTTTCTTTATTATTCTCTAAAACATCATCTACAATTTGAATAAACCCACGTAATTCTGTTTCCTCGTCAT